AATCCGGTAGGTTGTCTTCCGGCCAGCTTTTAGCGTGCGGGTTACTTCTCCGGCCGCTTCAAGAGATGCCAGATTTCGCCGAACCGAGCGCACGTCGATCTGGCACATTTCGGCGAGCCGCGCCAAGCTGGGCCAGCACTCGCCGCGCGCGTTGGCGTGGTCGGCAAGAGCGAGCATGACAAGCCGCGCGTTGCCTTTGGATCGTGAGCGCTTCCACACCAGGCTAGACGCCTCAACGCTCATCGGCTTGCCCTTGCGCGGCGCTGGATTGTTTGCTATCGTGCAATGGTCATTGCCTCCATACGGGTTCGGGTGACACTACGACGGCGGCGCATTCTCCAGGGTGCGCCGCCGTTTCCTATTCTAGCGGCTTGACTTTGCGTTTCGCAATATCGCGTCTACGGCTTGAGTCCACTGCTCATACCTGGCGTCCGCTTCGGCAAACATCGAGTTGGCGGAAGTTGCAACGCCAGCGGTCATTTCGTACCCAATAGCCGGAAATTTTTTGATAACCTCCCGCATCTTGGCTTCTGATTTCCGGGTCATCTTTGCCTTCCCCGTATCCAGGTCGCATACGAACGTGATCTTCATTTTCGGCATTTCCTATCGTCTCCCATTCGCCGGGCTTGCGCTTTCGCCGCAACCGTGGCAGCATGATCTGGCCTTGTGTGATTTCTGCATGGCGTTTCCTCCTTTCGGGTTGATAACTGGGCCGGCGCTGCGTATGCGGAGCCGGCCCTTTTCTTTACGCGGCCGCGCCGAACAAATCGCCAACCGAGCGCTCGGCTTCCTCCGCGAACTTCGCCGCCTGCACCGCATATTCCGGCTTGAGCTCTGTCCCAATGAATTTGCGCAGCATCGGGATTGCCTTATAGGCGGTTGAACCGATGCCAGTGAACGGATCAAGCACCACGTCGCCGGGGTTGCTGTAGAGGGTCAAGCACCGTTCGATGTAGGGCAATGGCATCGGGCAGAGGTGTTTTTCGTCCTTGTCCGAACCCCGGAATCGGGAGTTAAGAACGTCGCTGCCGTGGTTGTCCATCCACACCGGCGAAGCCCATTGCTGCCACTGGTCCAGCGGGAACTTTGCCCACTCGGCCAGTTGTGCGAGTAGTTCCGGGCTTTCGCCATTAATCATACGTCGCACAAGCAACCGCGCCGCGTCGTCCTGGGCGATCTTTTCGGCGTGCTCTTGATAGACGGCATCGCCCCACTTCATGACCGCATGGCGCACCGGCTCGCCAACCTTCACGCCGCGCGAATCCTTGCGCATTACAAGGATATATTCCGGCATCCCCGTTGCGCAGGCGCGCGAGTTTTCGCCGATGTTCTTATATAGCAAGCGCTCGGCATTGGTTTTCGACCGCTCAAGCACGGGGTCAGTCCAGATAGTGGTGCGGCTGCGAAGTTGGAAGCCGGCAGCGCGGTAGGAAGCAACCGCCATATCGGAAAACGGATAAAGCCCGCTTTCGCCGGTCGCGCTGCTGCCTTGATAAAAAACCGTATCCTTCACATGGTCGCAAATGACCGCGCCAGGCTTGAGCACCCGGAACAACTCGCGCGCAAAAAAACCATGATGCGTCAAAAACTCATCGTCGCTGTCTGCGTTGCCCATGTCGCGCTCGCTATCGCTGTAGATGTATAGCGACGAGTAGGGCGACGAAAACACGGCAATATCAACCGATGCATCCGGCATCTGCGCCATGACTTCGACGCAATCGGCATTCATAATCTGCCAGTTGCGGCCATTGTAGGTTTGCACTTCCATTAGTCGATTCCTTCGGATTTAAGCCACGCCGGGAATTTGACCGGCACTCGATCACCATAGGCTATGCGCAGCCCGGCGAATTGTTGCGCCTCGCGCATGGCGTTTGCCATTGCTTGTTTCATGGTATCGTGGTCCTGAGATTTGCGGCGCACCGCTTCCCATACCGACGCCTCAGTATCGCTTATCACGATATCATTTTTCACCCGCTGGTTTTGTCCAAAGCGATGCGAGCGGCGCACGGCTTGGTAATGTTGCTCATAGCTGAATGAAATTGACGCGAACACGGCATGCGCGCAGTGCTGCCAGTTGACGCCGAACCCCGCCAGCTTCGGCTTGGTCACGATTGCCCGATATTTGCCCTCGGCAAAGCCTAGAAGCCGCGACTCCTTTTCCTCTGGCGATAGCGAGCCATGCACCTCCACCGCGTCGGGGATCGCCTTTGCCAGCCGCGCGCTTTCCTCGTTTGTCTCACACCATACCGTCACCGGCGCGTCATGGGTTGCGAGTTCCGCCGCCAAGCCGCATCGTTGATCCAAAGTGAGCCGCTTTTCTTTGTGGAAGCTGGTCGCGCTCATCTCAGGAATACGGAATAGCAAACCGTCATCGGCAGCGCCTATCATGCGATCCGCCTGGACAATGTGCATTTCCCGATCAATCGGCGGCAACGCATACCCCGCATCATCGCCGCCCAAATCACTCGGCAGCGTTGCGCATCGCGACCAGGACGCCACCCACTGCCAAAATGGCTTTTCCGCGTGCCCCTTTAGCCGGTATGCACCCATCTTCTTTTGGTCCGCTATGAACCATCGCGCGAGCATTTCGGGCCCTGGCATCACGTCCAGAAAGTCAGAGTGCTGCCCTAGCTCCATATGATCGTTTGGCGATGGCGTAGCGGTTGCCGCCAGTTTGTAACGATGCCCACGGAACGCTGCGCAAAGTGCAGTGGTCGTCTTGCCTCCGAACGATTTCAGGATGCTGCTTTCGTCCAACACAATCGCCCCGAAGGCGTCCGGGTCGAGTTTTGGCAGCCGCTCATAGTTGGCGACCATGACGCCGGCGCCGACCTCGGATTGCTCGCGGATTTGCCGGGCATCAATGCCAAACTTTTCGCCCTCTCGTACCATCTGACCGGCGACGGCAAGCGGCGTCAGGATCAGCGATGGCTTGCCAGTTTCCTCTGCCGTGATCCGGGCAAACTCCAGTTCAATGAATGATTTGCCGAGGCCAGTATCCAGAAACGCGGCCGATTTGCGGGCGTTTAGCGCGAAGTCCAGGCAGTTGCGCTGGTGCGCTTTCAGCCCCGCCGATGGCTCGCATTCGATGCCATCCGCTAGATCCGCTCCGGGCGGCGCCTTCGAGGCAATGAACCGCCTATAGTCTTCGATTGTTGTCATCTGTCATCCGTTCCTTTGGGTTGAAACATTGCACGGTTTAGTCCGTGCCTTTATCTCGCTGGTAGTGTGGACACATACCGCCCGCGTGAAAAGGGGTAAGCGCGTCGATCTCGCGATGGAAGCACCAGGCGTTTCGCCGGGCTTCGTCTATCGGCTGCCCCCAATGCCGGCATGTGCCGCACTGTTGCGGCTGGGCTTCCTTTAGAACTAGGCGGTAGGTCATCCGCTCGCCTCCTCACCTTCCTCAATAAGCTCTTGAATCGCATAGTCTGGCACCATCAGCCCCGACACTTTCCACATACGCAACGCATCTGCGCACTCAAGCGGCGTGGCAAAGTTGAAGGATTCCCCTGCCAGATCGTGCGCGATAGGAATGTGCGGGTTTGCTTCGTCCCATGCTTTTTGCGCTTGGACCAAGAGCCGGATTGCCTCTTGCGCCTCCGCGGTAAGCTCTGGAGTAGTGCCCCCGCCAGCCATGCAATACATGCCCATGAACTCAATCATCCCTGGCGGGCGACCTGGCGGGCGGCGACGGCCAGCAATATGCGCAGTCCATCCGCCGTTCACATCCTCATACACATACACATCGCAATAACCGTTATCCGATGACCAACGGCAATAACTCATATTCTCGCCTCCATAAACGCCGTCACGAACGCCGCCGCGTCTGGTGCGAAATCGTTATAGAGCGCGGTCATGTGCTGAACTCGTCCGTTTCGTCGCCGCCGTCATAGGGCGGCGAACCAGCTAGGGTGAAATGCTCGGAAAACAGCACGTCCGGCTCTATCGTCACCACCGTGCATTCGACGTGGCCCCAATACTTGCGAACGTCGAGGCGCGACACTTGGCGATCATCACGCCAGGCGACGCGGTTAAGCCCGTCTTGGACTGCTTTTGCCACGTTGTCACCGTCTGGCGTGCTGGTATGCGCTTGCCCTATTGCCGCCGCACGCCGCGCTTTTGTCCAGCTTTCCGGCGGCTTGAATGTCGCAATGATGGTAAGCCGCACCGGCCCTTCCATCGGCTGCGGGAAGTGCGGGCGGGCATTTATCCCGACTGCATCCTGGAATGCCTTGGTAGCGGGCAGCGTGTAGGAGTGCCGCCCGTTCCGCCCGGCGCGTTGCTTGCCTACCGGGCGGCCTGGGATCGTGAGGACGACGGGCTCAGTCATCCGTGCCTCCATAGGCATTCCCTGCCCTTGTCCGTGATCTGAAAATATGACGGGTTGCCGGGGATAGCCG